GTATCTAAGTCAGAACTGTAGACTTTTACCCCGCCCATACTTATCATCACTCGATTTCCTTTTGCCCATCGCTTTGCGTCGCGCGCCGCTGCGATCAAATGGCTGTTGGAATGGGCCTTATCGCAGTCACCTACCCCCTGACCCTACCCACCCACTATCACATACCACTGTTTTCCTTGAATGACACGCGTGGCAAAGTGGTTGGAGGTTATCGATCTCGTTGTCACCGCCACGTCGCAACGATATGATGTGATCTACGTCCGTCGCCAGCACTGGCACGCGATGCACACCGAACGGATCGACGCAACATGGTTGACCTGCCAATACCTGACTGCGCACCTTGCGCCAGTGTGCATCATACCCACGCTCACTGGGTGTCCCACGCTGCGCATCGTACTGCCGCGCTGCTACTCGCCGATGCAGAACGCAACGTCCACCCTGCACTGCGCTACCCGGACACCCTGGCTGTGTGCATGGACGCTTGATCATCGTGGGCATCGCTGTGAACTCCTCAACCTCCGGGCCGGGCGTGCATCACGTCAGTGCACTGGTTATGCGAATCAGGGAGCCAACGTTCCCACCACTCTGAGATATTCTGCCGCTGCCCACCCCGTCAATCCATCGTCAATCTGCACGATCATCCAGCCCTGATCTAACGCCCAGACCGTTACCGTCTGCCCTTTGAGTAACTGCCCCAGAATCTCTGCTGATGTGTGCGGTTGCTCCCGCACGTTCTGACGTTCTGCCGTGGCGATCGCCGTCCCATGTGCGCAATGCGGCAGCGTCAACGCATCTACCAACTCAGGCTCCCAGATGATCTGCCAGGCGCTCGAGGGCCACAGCGATCCGAGTCATGGCGTTGCCGTCCGGCTCCGGGTCTGGCTCAGGCTCGGGATCGGGAGGCGGCACAACGACCGCTACGCGCTGCTTGAATGTCACCCGGCCGCCGATGTGGCCATAGCCGGCCGCCTGGCCATAGCCGCCCACCACATCGCTGATGATGTTGCCTTTGGCGTCGATCAGATGAAACGCCAGCGGCCCGATCACCCCGTGTGCGGCGTCGAATTTGCTGCTGATCTCAAACTCGTTGTTGGGATTACCTGCCAGAGCGGGCGAGTCCTCGCCGCCAAAGCCGGGGAACGGCCATGCCTTGACGATCTTCTCCCCGACCTCGATATTGTTGGCGTCCACAGCTATGCACTTGACCACCGCGTTGCCGCCTGACGCGTAGGGATCAAACATCTCAGCGCGATAAACCTCAAACGGCGCCGACGGGATTCGCACCACCACCAGCTCGATGCCGACAATCTCATTGCGGTAATCGACTTGAAAAGCGCGGCAGTTTGCCGCTCGTGGATCATTCCAGGCGGCCGCCAGCGCCACATTGGCATTGCGAGCATACTGGTTCTGGATTTGCCTTGCCGTCGTGTCCATCTTCACTCCTCTCATCCTTAGCCTCGACCTTGGCCCTCCGTGGGTGACACGCGTGACACACCAGCCCTCGATACACCCGGCCGCAATTCCGGCAGATGCGCTCCATTTCAACGCACCCTATTCCGCCAGGAATCTAGCCAGTACTGGCCAATGACGAAGGCCAGACTCAGCCCAAAGCCCGCAAATCCCGCCCGGGCCAAAACGATGAGCTGCCTATGTTTCACTAATCCTGCCACATCCAACGCGAAAATCGCAAACGCCAGTGCCAGTGCCAGACTGCCCAATACCAAAATCCAGCGAGTCGGCGGCATCCGACGCCCGAATGCGGCCAGAAGCGCCACATAGACCAACATGCCGCAAAGCAGCGCGTACAGCGTCTGCATCACATTATCCGCGAACGGAGCAGCAACAACGTGATCAGCGCACAGGCGACGAACCCCAAAAACAATATTGCCCATGTCTGCCAGCTCGGCACGGGCCGCAGTTCACGCTCGATAGCATCCAAACGATCCTCCATGCGCTGCTGACGGGCGCCCATAACAGTAGTCTGGGATTTGAGGACCTCCACATCAGATGCCACCTTGCTCATCTCCCGGCGCATATCATCCATCGTCGTCTGTAATCGATCCTGCGCCGGATAGGATCCGGGCTGTCCCACTGCTGCCATTTGACGCTGCCTGTAGTTGTCGAGATAGAGATAATTGCGATCATCACCCGGCTTGCTGCGCTCATAAGCATCCCGGGTGTCTCCGAGCAGGCTCAACTGCCGGGCGAATAGCACCCCTGTGCGCATCGCCTCGCCATCCGGGGTATCCGTAATGGTGCAGATCACATCGGCCTGTGTTTGGTCGATGAGACGTTTCCCGAGGGCAATGCTCTGACACGTGTTGAGAAAACACCATGTGGCCCCGCTGGCCGCCACATACGCCACCAGCGCCGCCTCGCTCAACGATCCCTCGCTCAGTAGCACATGATTGCCATCGGCGTGCGTCGCAAACCAGATGCCATCGTATACGCCAGCGCTGGCTGCATCGCGCACATCCCGCTCTGTCACCGGCCCCTGCACCAACTTCCCACCGAGCGCGTTGACCACCGCCGCCGCCTCGATAGCGACGTTCGGCAGGTCCGCTCTGGTAGGAGCAACCATCAGTACAGACACGCACGCAGTTCTCCGCTCAGAAAAGCCAACGGCTGAAGAGCGATTTATTGGCTGTCCTCTCGCCGCGACTGGCCGGCGTCTCACCCTGTGCCAACACCTTGAGGACCGGCACGATAACAGTCAGAATCAATGGCGGCAACCAGTTCGGCACCACCGAACCCAGATAGTCGTTCAGCCAGATCGCACCCAGGCTCAGGCCCAGGATGATCGCCGCCCACATGGCCCCCGGCGCCATACTGACGAAATTACGCATATCATCCTCCGAATTAAAAGCGAAGGGGCGTCCGCAAATACGGGCGCCCCTTCCGGGCCACACCAAATGGCAAAATCCCCGCAACAGCGTCTTTCTGCATGGCAGAATTCTACCCCGCCGCGCACGGGCTGTCAATACAATTTTTCTATGAATTCAATATGAAAAATTAGCGTCAACTCTTCAGCCGCCATTTTGTTACCGGGCTGGCCTCCTCATGCGCCCGTTGGAGATCCGTCTCCGCCAGCGCCAGGTACACCCGCACCATCTCCAGCGACGTGTGACCCAGCGCCATCTGGAGCTCGTACACGTTCCCGCCATTGCGCAGGAAGTTGATCGCGAACGTATGTCGGAAGCGGTGCGGATGACAGTCCGCCACCCCCACCTTTGCCCCCAGGTCCTTCAACATCTCCAGCAACACCACCCGGTCCAGCGGCCGGCCGGTGATCGTCACGAACAGCGGCTCACTCGCCTTCGCCTCCGCCCGCTCTGACATATACCGCCACAGCACCCGGGCCGTCTCCGGCGAGATCGGCAGCGACCGCTCTTTGTCGCCCTTCCCCAGCACGCATACCCGCCGATTTTTCAGATCAACGTCTCGGGCCGTGATCCCGCACACCTCGCTCGCCCGCATCCCCGTATCCAGGAGGATGAAGAGCAGCGTCTTATCCCGCAGCCCCGTCGGCCTGGCGTTGTCGCAAACCCGCTTGCCCGGCCGGCCATACGCCCGCGACCGCTCGCAGGCCGCCACCAGCGCCTGCACATCCGCCTGGCTCAACGGCACGATCGCCGGCTTCTCCGCCCGGGGCGGCTCCACCTCGCGCACCACATTGCGCTCCACAACCCGCTCGCCTACCGCCCACGTCCACAGTGCGCTCAACCCCGTGTGATAGTTCAGGCTCGTCTTTTTGCTCAGCGGCCGGGGCGCCCTGGCCACCGCCCCGCCACCTGGCTGGGGCGTCGCCAGGAACGCCATGAACCGCCGCACCGTATCCGGTCCGATGTCGGACAGCAACGGATCACCATCGACGAATTCCTGAAACCGGCGCAGCGTCGTCGCATAATCGCGCAGCGTATGCACCGACAACTGGCGCGCCGAGCACGCCAGCGCAAACCCCTGGATAGCCTGAGAGAGAGTGAGAGATTTCATCCGTGTCGCCTCCGGTTCGTACCGTCCTGTGGTGATAATCAGCACGCCTGTACTGATAATCGAGCGGAACGTTTTTTTGAACCGGAAACCCGAGCAACCGTGTCATCCGAGGTAAAATGGAGACTTCCCATTTTGGGAACCTGACCCGGCACGGCTTCCCATTTTGGGAATCCGTGTCATCTGAGGTGGGCCTAAGTCGGGGAGAGAGGATTTGAACCTCCGACCTCACGGACCCGAACCGTGTCAGACCGGAGCCCCTACCCCGCATGACACGGACACCCACTCAGACGATCCGTGTCATGCCCCGTTCGTGCGCACCGTGCGCGCTGCGGTCCCTATGCTCCTATGATTCCGGATCTCCGATGATCCTCGGCTCCACCCCTGCCAGCCGCTCAATCATCACCATGATCAGCACCTGGTCGTCGACGCTCAGCGCGTTGAAGGCGGCCATGATCCGCCGGCCGCGCTCCTCCGTGTCGATGTTGTAGATCACGCCCCGTTGGTTGACCCGCAGCTCAGGCGGGACCAGTTTCACCGGCAGGATGCCAGCCAGGCGGAACACGTCCTCCAGGGGGAGTTTGAAAGCGCGCGCGATCCCTTGGCAGGATTCGAGGCCGGGATTGGCCTGACCGTTGATGATCGCGTTGATCATCTGCGAAGACATCTCACCCCGCCGCGCCGCCTCACTCTGAGACCATCCTTTTTGCTGCAGCTCACGATCGAGCCATGTCCCAAAGGCCACATTCATAGTTCCCACTCTAATCGGAATTCCTACGAATATCATAGGAATAATTCCCAACCTATTGACAAACCATAACATGACGTGTTATACTCCCAATTAGTTAGGAGAAACGGCTATCACAATAGGAGGAAGGACATGAGCGAAGAACAAGCGGTCGTGGTGATCAACGCCACCATCTACAACTGGCAGAAAGAGGAACTGCGCAAACGGCAGGAGATGCTGGGCGTGTTCTCGCTCAGCGAGGCATTGCGGAACGTGCTCAGCGAGGCACTCCCCCGCCCCGCCGCCACGCCGGCCGAGGCCGAGGAGGGAAAATGAAGCCGAACCGCAAGCGGCCCGTTCTGCACACGACCATCGGGGAGCAGACTTTGGCCATCCTGACTCAGGTTGCCAAAGACATTGCCATGCCGAACTACGGCGTGACCATCGACTACATCGTCAACGACTGGGTCGTGATCAAGCAGACGGCCATCCAGGCAGCCACGCCGGTCGATGCCGAGGCGGTGCCCGCATGAAAAATAGTGTCACGCCCGAGGAGTTCATTCTCGCCTGGCAGACCAGCGAGACGCTAGAAGAAGTCAAAGCGAAAACGGGGATGCCCGGAGCGAACTGCCACACGCGAGCAAACTACTATCGCCGCCAAGGCGTCACGCTCAAAAATCTTGTCTCGCAACCAAAGGTCAACTGGATGGCTCTCGCAGATCTCGCCGCCCAATCGCTAAAGGAGCAAACGGCGTGAACCCTTACGACGAACCCACCACCCGCACCCGCCGCAAGCGGCGCATGATCGTCGAGTACAGCCTACACGTGCCTGTACTAGCCGAGCAGCCCGCTCTGGACTTCGATCCGCCGCAGCCGGCCGTCGGCGAGTTGACCATCGAAGCCCGGTTTGTGGAGTTTCATCGGACCAATCCGCACGTCTATCGCAGCCTGCGTGACCTGGCCCTGGCGAAAGCCGAGCAGGGCGCCCGGCGCATCTCGCCCAAGTTGCTGTTCGAGGAGCTGCGGGCCGGCGGGGTGGCCACCGCCACCGGCGACGATCCCTACCAGCTCAACAACATCTACACGTCCCGCTATGCCCGGCTTCTGGCCGCCGAGCCGGGACTCAGCGGCCGCATTCCCATGCGGGCTATCAAATCAGAGTAGATGGATTCTATGAGTCCCCAAAAAGGTGAAGTTGATGGCTGTGATACGGGAATACTTCTGATCATCGTCGCAGCGGTATTGACGATTCTGTCTCCTTTTGTGCTCCATGCCGGATAAGTGAGAAATGCAAGCATCCAGATCAAAACTCGAAATAGGCATTGTCCTTGGCCTCATCCTCCTCGGCGTGCTGATCGCGGGATCATCAAACGAGTTCCTGGTATCGGCCTTTGGTGTGTCGCTGCTGTTTTTTGGTGGCGCTTTGTATCTGTGGCAGCAACGATGACCACGCCCGCCGCGGCTGCCGCCGCAGTCATGCGCCGTGCCTTGGCACAGGCAAGGGACGAGTTTGTATCGGCAGAACCCGAACGGGGGCTCTACCTACAGCTCACAAGAGGCACGGACGACGACGAATTGTTGTTGACTCTGCGGCGTGAAGCGGTCTATCCAACTGAAGTTGAGATCGCGACCTGGGTGGAAGCGTTCGGCGTGCCGGATGGCACCGACAACATGCGGCTACGCTCGTGGGCTTCCACCCATCCCAAAACACAGCGCCCGCTCCGCTGGTGCGCCGTCACGTTCACCTGGCGAGAGATCGCCGAACCTATGGAGATCTGATCGATCGGCGCGAGGCCGGACTGATTCCTGATTGAGATGTGTGGACAATGGAACGGGGCGAAATGCTCACGCAGGTAATCAGCCCGGGCTCGGACCGGGGGATTGGTGATCACCGGTCTGTGGTTCTTCTCCTTTTGGATGCCGGCGGGAGTGCTCCGGCCTGGACAGCCGTGCAGCACCCCGTCGGCGGGGACCAGAGATGATGACAGATGGCAGACGAGAACCTGCAAGAACAATGGCAACGCTGCCAGGAAGCCTGGCTCTGCCAGATCGAGCGCAAATCCGGGCGCAACAACACCCGACGCGCCTATGCGAGTGATGTGATGGATTTCTTCAACAGCCAACCGGCCGCACCGTGGGAGATCACCGCAACCCGGGTCGAAACCTGGGTGCAGGAAAAGACCGCCCGCGCCCTGGCGCCGGCCACCATCAACCGCAAACTCTCGGCGCTGGCGAGCCTGTATCGCTACGCAGCCGAGTATGCCCCCGCAGGCGGCCGCACCAAACTGTGGCCGTACCCGAACCCATTTACGGACCGCTCGCTACGCAACACGCGCACGCAGGCCCTGGTGGATTTCCCGACCACTGTGCAGATCACGGCCCTGCTGGCGGTGATCCCGACCGACACGGCCACCGGGCTGCGCAACCTGGCCCTCATCGCTGGCCTGGTGGCCACCACCCGGCGCGTGTCCGAATGGCTCAACCTGTGCGCCGGCGACATCGAACATGCCGGCACGTATCACGCCTTCACCTACCGCTGCAAAGGCGGCGCGCCCAAGCGGCAACAGCTCAGCCATGACATTTGGCGCATCATCGACGCCTATCTCAGCCGGGCCGGTCGGCTGCCCCTGGCGCCGGACGCCTATTTGTTCGTCGCCCTCTCGGATGCCGGCGAGCGGCTCAATCCCAGCCAGGGCGGGCCGCTCAATGCGGGCTACGTGACCCGGCTGATCAAACGTTACGGGCAGGAGGTCGGCATCCCCGACCGCTGTCTCTATCCGCATGGCCTGCGTCACGCCGGCGCGCAGTTCCGCCGCGAGAACGGCGCCGACATCATCGAGCTGCAGGACGTGCTGGCCCATGACTCGCCGAACACCACCATCCGCTACCTGCGGACGCTGGATCGGCCGGTGGATCCGCAGGCGGACACGATTGGCGCTTTGCTCCCACGGGGCCTGAAATTCGACCTGGTAAGGGGGGAGGCGCGATAACAACAGTTATCGCGCTATCCATTGCGCCTACGACCCAACCGACGCACACAGATAAGTTCCCTTCTCACCACACGAGGAGCATACACCGATGCTGATCATGGCGGTCATTCTGGCAGCAGTCTGGGGAATAGTTTGGGCGGTCGTCCTACAGCACACCGCCTGGGGCCAATTCCTGGCCGCCCGCCGCACCTGGCTGACCGTTGTCATCGGCGTCGGCATCGACCTGCTGATCCTGTTGGCCATCCTGCCTATCACCGTCTGGCTCCAGATCAGCGTCGTCATCAGCGCTTCCGCCATCGGCATCATCGGCCGCTCGCTGGCCAACGAATGGCGCGACCACCGGGAGCAACTGGAGGCCGCCCGTGGCCACACCGACCCGGCTCGCTAATAAAACCGGCTGGGCGCTGGAGGACATCATCGCCGGCTGCATCAACGCCCGCAGCGCCTGGCGCATCGTCCTGGATCGGGCGCAGCGGACGCAGGACCCGCTTTTGCTGGCGAAACTGGCAACCGTCAGCGACGAGCTGGCGAAAATCGAAACAACAGCCAGAGAGGCCCGGGCGGGACGATACACGGAGAATCCGTAATCGCCCTCGTGCGACGAGATAGGCGGAAACTCTCCGCCTACATACCGTTAGGACGCCAGGAGATGATACACATGGTAAAGCGCCGGTGGTGGAAATGGGTATGCGAGTTCTGTTTTCGGCAGAGTAACCGGAACCAATTACCGCCCAAATGGGACTTGGTTTGGCAGTCAGCAGTCTGCCCGCGATGTCAGGAACGGGTAGCTGTGGACGGAGGCTATGCCGTTGTCAAGGGCGGAACATACTCTGAAGGGCGTTCCGATCCGAGGGCGTCCTAACAACGGGATGAAGCTGACCCGTGGAACGTCACGGGATGACATAGGGGTAAGCCGCACCGAACCGCAGTGGTCGGGCAGCTTATCCCAACCGTTAGGATATCGAGATGTGCAAACGACATGCTGAGTGCGAGACCGTCAGAGCAACCGGACACCTGCTGGAAATCATCTCATGTCCGTGGTGCGGTTTTGCTGTGGCGACCGGCAATCCATTCAAGTGGTGCGCTGGCTGCTATGTGCTTTACCACGTAGAGCGCGGCTGGGCGCATTTCTCGAAATCGTTTCGGCCAACAATGGCGCAAGCGTGGGCTATCGCGCTGGCAAAATCCGGTGGTGCGCCGTTTGGCCGTCTAACACTGCGTCTACCTGACGGCCCCGCCGGTGGGATTGTGGACAACGAGAGTCACGCGGGCGGGGCCGCAGGTGAACCCAACCGTTAGGACGGACGCTATGATGTATCGTGATTGGCGCAAGCAGCAGATGAGACGGCCAGGATTCCTTGTGTGGTGGCTATGGATTGCCATTACGAACCGCTGGCGCAACAAGAAGCTGCTGCGAATGCTGGCGGAGTGGGATGCTGAACCAGATGTTGAGTTTGACGCTAGCAGCATCGAGCCATTTGCGCTACGTCCTAACCACGGCGTCCAGCCGACAGCGGAGCTGGCCGGTCGTGAGAGTATCGCCGCTGAATCTGAGGACGTGCGTCAACCCGCTGCGGCTGACGCCTGACCGTTAGACGGCTCTTGGAGGATGTATGTCGCTCTATAAATTCAACCAGACTTGCCCCAACTGCGGCAGAAAAATTGAACTCTGTGTCGAAACTGCGGACGGCATTCCGAGAGAGACAGAAGCCGAATGCGAATGTGGCAAGACGCCTGTTTTCGCGGTGCTGTGGGCACCTCACATTTGGATCGAGGGATTTGACCACTACTACGAGCCGTCTAACAACGAAATGAAGCTGACCCGAAGCTGGTTGGATGGTAGCGAAGTTGATTCCCCGGATGCACCGGGCGCTGTACCGTCAGAGGGTTGACGGGCAGCTTATCCCAACCGTTAGATGGACGTGTGCAATGAAGTTACTTGACTTGTTTTGTGGGGCTGGTGGGGCAGCGATGGGCTACCATCGGGCAGGCTTCGAGGTCGTAGGCGTGGACATCAAGCCGCAGCCCCACTACCCGTTTGAGTTTCATCAGGCCGATGCGCTCGAATACTGTGCTGCACATGGGGCGGAGTTCGATGTGATTCACGCGTCTCCGCCGTGCCAGGGATACAGCCGGCTACGCCATTTGCCGTGGTTGGCAGGTCGAGAGTATCCCCTGCTGATCCCGGTTACTCGTTTTGCCTTGCAGGCGACCGGCAAAGTTTACGTTATCGAAAACGTCAGCGATGCACCGTTGAACGGTGCCGAGTTGTGCGGAGCTGCGCTTGGTCTGTCTATCGTTCGCCATAGGCGGTTCGAGAGTAATATGATGCTGCTTTTCCCGCCGTGTCCAGGTCATCCCGTGTTGTTTCACGGTCGCGCAAACATGGCGAAATACGGCCAGGGCGCCGGTGTCACCGGCCTGGCTGCTGGCCAGAACCCCGCCGAGGCGATGGGCATTGATTGGATGACTGGCCGAGAATTGCGGCAAGCAATTCCGCCGGCATACACGAAGTATATCGGACAATGGGTGAGTAGGCACGTGAGGTAACAGCCCAATGAGCGCGATGCGACGAGCAAACAATCCCGGGAAACGTGAGCGACAGGCTAGAAAACGCCCTAGGCGTGCCCGTGTCTGGCAGTCCAGCATGGGAGCGGCAGCAGAACCGTTGAAGGTCGGTCACGATCACTCCCGGCGATTGGTCTGGCGAATTCTGGCTGTGGCCGATAGTCGAAAGCCCAGGGGAGATAGGCGTTATGAGTCTGCTCGCCTTCCTCTCCCCGATCCGTCTCTGGAATAGAAAAGCCGGGGTGTCAGCCCCGGCCCCCGGCGGAGAGACCGACCGGGTGAATCCATGATACCACAGGAGAGACACATGGCCGAACTATCCCCCCAACAAACCAGCCGGGACTACTGGCTGGCCTTCACCAAGACCACCACCGAGGCCGAAGCCCGGGCGGCCTTCCTGGCACGCTACGGACACGAGCCGTCTATCGTCGGCCGCTCGCTCGGCAACGTGCTGGCCGGCCCCGTGCCGGCGGGGGTCGAGCGATGAACGATCTACCCACCAGCGGCCCCAATCCCGTCTTCGGCATCCTGGCTGGCATCGTGCTGATCATCGCCCTGATCGGCGGCTCGATCTATCTAATCAGCGACCTCAGCGTCCAGCGCGAGCGGGCCGTGGCCGAACAGTGGAACGCCAGGGCGCAGGTCGAATCGGCGCGGGCCTATGCGCAGGTCGAGCTGGCCCGCGCCCACGAGTCCGGCAGCACCGAGAGGATGCAGGTATTCGCCCTGACCCTCAAATCGCTGACGGCGGAGAATCAGGGGACGATCACTCTGCTGTCAGTCGGCGTGTTGCTCCTGGGCATCCTGCAACTCGTGCAGGCGCTGACACGCCCGCGCTGATTATCTGTGTGGTCGTGATCGTGATCGGATTCGCAATCGGGAATCGCAGGTGATGAGATGACAACCCATCGTTACGCCCATTACATCTACACGCTGACAAACACGACGAGTATCGCCCTGCTGTGCATCCTCGTCGTGGCCGCCGGCTCGCTGATCATCAAGTTCCTGGCGCCTGATGCGGCCACGGCTGAAATTCTGCTGAAACGCATCGCCTGGCCGCTGTGGGGATTGGCGTTTCTGATTCGGTCCGGACAATGGGCCTGGCGCACGTGGAGTCCGTCGTGAAATTCGCCCCGACACTCCAGCCGGCCGCACCGCCAGCACCGTCGCCCACCGAGAATCAGCCGCGCGAGGCCGCCTCGATCTGGATGGCGGGTGTCATCGCGCCGCTGGCCCAAAACGCGATTGGCGGCATCGGCACGGCGGTGCTCGGGGCCCTGATCGGCCAGGCGCTGTGGCCGGGCGAGGCCGAGATGATCTTCAAGGTTTCTGTCATTGCCGGCGCCACGGTGTTCGGCTTGTCTTGCATGATCAGGGCGTTTCGGGACGAAATCTCGATCCTCGTCTCCGCCTACGCGGCCGGCAGCCTGGACGCCACCACCGAGGCCCTGCGCGCCGAGAACGTGCGCCTACTGGCTGAGGTAGACCGCCTGAAATCCGAGGGCATGGTCGCGCACAGTTGGGGCGCACGCGAGGCGGCGGAGCGCATGGTACGCGACTATTACGTCGCCGTCGCCGCCAACGTGCGCGACATGGAGAATGTACTGGCCCGGGCGTCTGCGATGGAGCGGGGTATGACGCGGGCCGAATGGGAGGCCGGCGTCAAGACGCTCCAAAACGCCGGCATCCTGGAGCGCGGCGCAAGGGGCGGGATCTGGACCTCCGGTAGCGAGGAGGCGGCCCTGGCGGCCCTGGCCCGCCACGCGGCGGTCTCTCGTGTGCGCATCCGAGCCGCCAATGGCGACATGGCAAGTTTGTAATCGTCAATTAGCGCCCTGATGCGCAGATAAGCGGAAAGTTTCCGCATATATGTTGTTAGACGGAGGGAGGGATACATGGAAATCATCATAATCGTGGGGGTGTTGGTACTGTTTGTTTGGATTTGCACCCTTAGGGGAGATCGTCAGTGGAAGCGCCGAACGCACACGAAGCCGCCGGCGCCGGAATGGGCGCGGGCGCTTTTCGTCTTGTTTGTTGCAGCGCTACTGTCAATCATCTTTGTTCCGGGCATAATGACGGGGATTCAGAACGCGAAAGTTCCGTAAGCCCCCGTCTAACAATGGGATAAGCTGCCCGTGGAACGTCACGGGATTGACCAGGGGGCGAGCTGCACCGGAGGATGACTCACGGGCAGCTTATCCCAACCGTTAGACGGGCCAAAACAAAGCCCCTCCGTGGGGAGGGGTTGAGATGGGAGAGCTGATCGTGCTACTGAGTAGCGTTTTTCCGGCGAGCGAACTCCTGCCGGGCCTCGTCCTCTGTCATGGGGGCGAACAGGTAACGGATGCCCGCCGCGTTGTGTTTGGCGAACTCGTTGTCGTTGCGGACCTGTGCGGTGTTCAGGTTGAACGTGTAGACGAACCAGTCGTTTCCGATATGCGCCAGCCGGGTGTCAACCGTGCCGGATGGGTTGTTGTTGAACGACTCAACGACGCTGAGAAATTCTTCAGACATGGGAGCCTCCTGTTGGAACATGCGATCAATGGCGATGATGACCAGTTGCGTTTTGGTGTAGCCGAGCCGAGCAGTGAGTTGATCAATTTGCCATGCTGTGCCATCGGGCAGGTCTCGGATGTTGAACTGGGCCATGATACCCTCGGTGCTGGCCTATGGCCAGACCATCATTATGCGTTCAGCAGGGCGGCGACAATCTGCTCGTTCGTGAAATCGCTCAACTGCTGCCGGGGTTCGACAATCACATCGCCGTTGTCGAGGACTTTGGCAATGGCATAGCTGTTGCGGATGGTTTTGCTGCTCGTGCCATTCACAAACAACCATTTGCTGCCGTTGTCCAGATGCTGCCCGAAAAACCCCTTGATCTGCGTTCCGTTGATGGTGGCTTTCATGGTTTTATCTCCTTGTTGGGTGGCCGTTTTGTTTTCCTGATCCTGACAAAAGTATAGCAGATTACTATACAGATGTCAATAGGTTTCCGAAAACTGGTTGTGTTTTGTTTTTGCGAGAATGCAGGAATCTCGCAACATCGCAACGGGAGTTGCGAGGGCCGCAGGTGAAGCAATCCGTTAGACGGGAGGATGACCATGAAGCACAGATGCCAGGTATGCAACAGGCTTGCACCAACAGTGGTGACAGCGACGAACGAAACGCGATTTCGCCATCATCGCAACGGGCATGGCAAAAGTTGTCAAGGCGCATGGTCTGTTGTGCCGGATAACAAATCGATCAAGCTGACTAAAACGGAGGCATTCCGTTTTGAGGATGACTCCCCGGATGCCGGCCTGCTGACGGAGGTCGAGCGTTTGCAGGGTTTGCTATCCAACGAACGTGTCATCACAAATGGGGCTGACACGGGCAGCTTATCTCACTCCCCTCCCCCGCTGCTGCGGGAAGGGGGTCGTTTTGCCGTTCTGGGATGATCCCGATCCCGTATCCCATAGTTATGTCGTTATGTTTTCGACATAACTATGCAGGGTGCGCTCAACATCACGCGAACGATGAACAAGGTGCAACTATGTCAGTCAAAATCATGGGCGCCATCTGGGATCTGGATCTCCCGCACGAACTGGCCTGGACTCTGATGGCCTATGCCGACCATGCCGACCACGACGGTCGCAACTGTTACCCGGGCAACAAATTGATCGCCTACAAAACCGGCTACTCCGAGCGCACGGTCCAGCGCTGTACGGCCGCGCTCGTGCTGCGCGGCATCCTGACAGTTGAACGCGCCGGCGGACGTGGCCACACGACGGTCTACCGGATCCACCTTGCCTGCGCTCCCCTGAAAACGCCAGCAGTGGCTATTCCAGATGCCGAAATCGGAAAGGGTGACATTTTGGCACCCTATTCTAAAACTGAGACCGAAGAACCGGAAAGGGTGACATCGGCGACAGAAAGGGTGACATCTGCGACGGAAAGGGTGACATCTGGGACGGAAAAGGGTGACACAGCTATGGCACCCCAACCGTCATTAACCGTCATAGAACCGTCACTAGAACCGTCAGGAACCGCGCGCGCGTGCGATCCGGAAAAATGGTCGATTTTTTGCCAGGAGGGTCATCACGCACTAGCCCGGATTATGAACCGTCCGAACATGAGACCACCCCACTGGCAACTCAGCGGCGGGTTGCTGAAGTGTGGAATTTGGGAGCCTGAAATCTACCAGGCCGCCCAACGCGACCAGTTGAAAGTTTCGGCCCTTGGCCAAACCGCCAAGAAATATCTGGGGCGACGCGTGGCCTTGGAGATTATCCCGGCCTGGGGATCATCACCGGAGGAATCCTATGCTGACAGCGGCACAAATCAAACTCAATGGGTACAAGGCTCTACTAGCCGATCACTGCGAACTGGTGGACCTGGTGGTCGAACTCCTGGCCCGGGTTGAACAGTTGGAATATCTGATGAGCGAAGCAATCATGGTCGAGTATACCCAGGATGTGGAATGATGGCGCCGCTCCAGACGCATCGAGCGCATTGCGGCGCCTGCTCCGGCCTGATGGCAATGCGGGTAGATCCCCGGGGCTGCTATTTTGTGTGCTGCGAATGCGGCCTGGAGACGTTGCCCCGCCTGAGCATCGCCGAGGCGGATGCGGATGTCGTGTGGGTTCCGGTGTCTGTTCGCAATGGAGAACAACCATGAATAAGAGTGAGACCATGACCACCACCACCGCCATCATCCCATCGCACGATCCGACCCAACCCGCTATAACGCTTGTTACAGCCCTCGCCCAGGCGGCCGACCTCTCCGACGCCGAATACCGCCAGATCTACGAACGCGTAGCGACCGGCCGTTCCCTCCGCAACATCGAGCTGGCGCTACACTCGAAGGTCTGCCACGCCTGGTGGGGCCAATACGCCAGCGGCGCCAAGACCCTCAACCGGGACCGCAAAAACGAGCTGCGAGTGTGGGACGGCCTCCCGCTTCTCCCGCCCACGCCTGCCGAAACCGTGGCGGCCGCCGCCCATCCCGACGCTGCCGTCTACCAGGTCGGCTCGGACATCGCCAGCCGGGTCGTCCTCATCGGCGCCGACGTGCCCGCCGTCAACCTCCGCATCAACGGCAACTGCACCGTCATTGATCAGCAGCCCCTTGCCGCCCTGCCCTACACCCCTCATGTAACGGGCGTAACAGGGCCTAGGTGGCGCGCACCGCGCAAGAGCGTACATCTTTCCCCTATGGCCTGGAATCGCCTCAATTCAGCCCGCCAGCGCGCCGCACTCACCTGGGAAGAATTCCTACTCAGAGAGTACACATGACGCACCGCGTGCCTGAAGAGTGGCAACGCAAGCGCCCCAGTCGATATGACTGGGGCGCTTGCGTGCTTGACAATAAGTAGTATAATTATGTTGAACGTTCAGAGCGGAGCGCCGGCGCTCCCAACCCTCCAGCGGCGTAAAGCTCCCCGGCGCTCCAGCTACTTGTTTGACAGATGCAGTGCGCACAAACAACTTGCGCTCCGCAGCACCAGCAGCAGATAGGTTCGTTCGGGATCGGGCATCATTCTGGCTCTGGCGTTTGTGGTTCCGCTGGTCGCAGCACAACGCCCAGCACGGCGCGCCGTGCCACCTCGATGGCTTCGAGGATTTGGCCGATGTTGTAGCCCGGCCCGATCACGACTTCCCCGTTCGGTTTGATGCTGACGATAGGTTCAGTTTCCATGTTACCCCTTCCTCATTAGGCTGCGGCGATCAGGCCGTGCGTAATCATGGCGTCGCGCAGCGCATCCAGCACGCCCGCCGTGGTGGAATCCCAGGTTGAGGTATTCACTGTGTCATCAGCTCGAGCGTCAACCACGCGATTTGAGACGACTTGCGTACCGTCAACCTTGTAGACTTCAGTCGTATTGACAATACCAGTGATACCAGTGTCGCCGGTTAGAGCTATGCTAGTGGTCGATTCGCCACTGGCCGATAGTATGATTTCAGATGGCCCCATCGACGTCCCTGTCGTGTAAGCTGAAAGCCTAACCTGTGCTGTTTTACCGCTGCTACTTGCCGTCGATGCCAACAAACGCAGTGATGGGGTGTAAGCATCAGAATACGCTCGCATATCCACATAACGCGTGGTTGTGCCTTGCCAGCCGATAATCAATCCGTATTTGTCTGTGCCATCTGAAAGAGCGTAGCCAGTCGTGGCGCTTTCGGATGTGCCACCAGTGACAGTGATATAGTTGGCGTCAATGACGACGTTCCCCCCACCCGCATACAGCTTGCCGTCTGTAGCCGTGGCGTAAAATTGTTCCGTCGTGCCATTTGTGCCGAACAGTTTGGTTGTGCTCAGTTCAATCCGCGCGCCGCTGGCAGCGGTGCGAATCGTGCCGCCTGTGATCGTTCCCGCTGTGATGCTGCCCAGATCGGCCTTGATCGCGCTCAGGGATGTAACGTAGATCTTGTCTGCCGTCACGCTGCCCGGCTCCAACTCCGAGGCGAACGGCTTCCAGGCCGAGGGTGTGTCGGCCTTCTCGACTTGCACATGATCGATGTCGAGCACGCCATGCACCGACCAAGCGCCCGCAATCGAAATGTTTAGGCCGCCCTTGGTTTCAACACTCGCGCCCCAAGTAATGCGGAAGACATAACGCTGCCAGGTCGTTGTCAACGTCGGATTAGCAATCGTGTCTGTCGTTGCCGGCGCGGTGTTCCAGGCCAGCGCCATCGTCGGGAAGCCCGCGCCAGTCATCGAGGGCATCTGAGCATAGAAGGAAACGATGTAGGCTGTATATGGCAACCAACTGCCATGCACGCCGCCGGGGGCAAAGTCACTGTTTGTATAAATGCCCTTCGTCGTCGTGTTGAGCACGAGCCAGGCGACACGCTGAAAGGCGCGATTGTCAACACCGCCCGTAGCGGGAATGTAATATGTCATAGGTTCTAACGCTGGCGAGCCGTTGTATAAACCCCAATTGTCTGCGACACCATCCGCGTTCGTGTCCATTTGAAACGTGCTATTCAACAGCAGGTTAGCGCCGCCCGCCGTTACAGACAGCAGGCCCGCCGTCAGCGTGCCCGCCGCGATCTTGGCACCAGTGATTGTGCTACCTGCGATGTTACCGGCGACGATGGTATTCGCAGCAATCTGCGTGGTCGTGATCGTGCCCGCCGCGATCTGCCCCGCCGTGATCGTATTCGCCGCGATCTCGTTCGCCGTGAGCGTGCCGGTTGCAATCTCCGAGGCCGTGATGCTGCGCTGCTCGATGCTCCCGCCGCCGATCTGGACGCCCCCCGTCCCGCTGAAAACCTGCCACAGCGCCTCGGTCGTGGAGTTGATAGCCGTGGCGATCAGCACCTTGCCCGAGCCGACCGCCGTGCTGGCTGTGGTGGTCTTCTGGAGCACCGTAGTCGAGACGGCTTTATCCAGGTAGATGTAATTGCGCGCGGCCATGTTGCCGGTATTGCCGGCGTCGATGCTGTAGGCCGTGCCATCGGAAAGCGTAAACGTGCCGGAAGTCCAGGCTACGGTGTCGAGGTCCGTAGCCGAGAAAACGCAGGTGCATTGCCAGCCGAAGATCGACGGCTCGCTGCCCTGGTAAAGCTGCGTCACGAGCGCACCGTTGAGCGTCAGGTTGACGCCATCGAAAACCATCTCCCGCCCGCTTGGCACGCCAATCGCGAACCGATAACAGCTGCTGTAGTAGCCAAGCCAGAAGCCAGTGCCGGTATCCCAGGCCGTGCGTCCGCCCCGGATGCTGCCGGTGTTGCCTACGTTGATGCCCGCCGCCTCGATGGTGACGCGCGTTGCGCCGTCGCCAAAGTAGCCCGCCGTGGCGTTGATCGTGCCCGTGATCGTCGCTGAGGTCGCAGTCAAATTGCCGCTGGCATCGATGTAGAAATTCTTGGCGTGAATGCTGGCGTCCGTGCCATCGGAGTAGAGCGTGATGTCCCCGGCGTTAGCGGTGTAGCCGCTGTGATCTTCCGTCCCGGTAAAAATTGAAGTGGCGTCTATCGTCCACTTGCCGAGCGTCGCTGCCGTCGCTACGACATTGCCGTCTTTGTCCACGCGAAACGGCGCGAGGGCCGGCGTCGCGCTGCCGGCGTACAAGCGCCAGGTGCCATCGGTGGCAGACATACCCACCATGTCGTCGCCCGTGCCGGCGCGGAAGGTGCTCAGCGCCCAGACGACGCCGCTTGTATCAGCCTGGAAGACCGGCGTGGTGTAATTGCGGATGCGGAAGCCGTTCGTCGGATCGGTCGTGATGTTGACTTGCCCGGCGCTGTATTGGCCGAACGCGCTGCCATAGGTTGACGTGGCATAGCCGTAGAGGCCGTTCAGGTCGCCAATCGCCCCGTGCATCAGCGTGCCCTTGCGGATCTGCCAGCGCCCCAACTCAAACTGATACCACCAGTTTGACCAGTCGGCCAGCGTGCTGCCCAGCAGGATGTCGCCCGCGCCCATGGTCGTACCGCCCGCCGTGCCGCCGGTGGGAAACTGGTAAACATCGCTATCCGCGCGCGCGCCCGCGATGCGGCCGTCCGCCCAGTACTCCATCGCCGCCGCCGTGCCCGTGCCCTGCACCACCAGGGTATCACCCACCGTCAACGGTGTCCGGAGATCCGGGTCAACGTTGACGCGCACGCCGCCGACGCCGCCCACTGTCGCCGTGACGTAGCCCGCCGAGCGGCCCGCCACCAGTGGCGCGGCTGTCACCGTGGCGTGCAGGCGCTGCGGCCGCAAGCCGTAACGCGCATCGAGTAGACCCTTTATCTTGTTCGTCATCGCCAATACCGCCTACATTTGACTGTCGCCTTCCAGGTGCGGAAAGCGTCTGCGCGGCCCCACTCCCAGGTGACGCTCTCCGTCAGCCAGCTCACATTGTCGAAATGCGAAGCCAGTTCCGTGTTAGTGATCGTTGCGCCGGTGCTGTTCAGGCTGGCAAGTTTCAGCCATTGCTCAGGGCGCAACCATTCGCCCGGTCCCTTCAACGTGAAGGTCAACTCCTGGGGGCCGACGGTGTAGTGGAGACCGGACTTGTAATACATCGTCTGCGCCAGGGCGGTGACTGTATCAGGGCCGGTCGCGACCAGATCATCAAGCTCGATCCGTTGCATCGCGGCGGTCATGGTCGGTGGGAATTGTGCCGTGTATTCGTGCAAGCCGTCCGGCGTGCGCGCGTGAACCTTGACGCCTACCTCATTCGGTTTGCGGCCGCTGTATTGCGCCTGCCCGCGCAAATAGATCGCATCGAGCAGGGCACGCGCTTCGTATTGCGTGTCGCCCATCGTTATCGGCCACCACATATCCGCCCACCAGGTCGGCACGCCAGCCAGCCCCCAATCCATGACGCAGCCGGTGATACGTCCCAAGTCGTCGAGCACCTGTGGGTAGGGCGCCACCGCCGTTGCGTGCTCACCGATGAACGGGCCGAAGTCTAACGAAGTGCCGCGCGACAGCGCGGTCGTGACGCCAGCCAGATTGACGATGTATTGCGCCAGACCACAGGCGGTCGTGCTGCCGATGTCCCCCTCAGCCGAGCCGTTGATCTGCGTCTGCGCCAGGTAGAGACGTACCTCATTCATGCGCGCGCGCGCGCCGCTTGTCATGGCATCGAATACGACCAGCACATATTGTGTCCAGCGCGGGCCGCCATCCGGGCCAGTCAAGGCGCGGCCGTAATCGTAGACTTCATCTAGCGTGTTCGGCGCATAGAGTGTGATCACACTGCCATCATAATCCAACTCCCAGTCTGCTTCGGCTGGCGTCTTCGGCGGCGTGGCGTTGGAAGTCAGCAGGTAAACGCGCCCGGCCGTGATGCCCGGTAGCGCCGCGTTGGCAGGTCGCAGCAATTCCAGCTTATTGCACGGCCAGCCTAACTGAGTGACGCCGCCAATCACCTGATGCACCGCCGTGCCGTTGGCATGATTGCTAATGCCGCTAACGCCGGTTAGCGTAGTCGGTGTGCGGCCGGTATAGGTGAACGTGTCCGCCGCGCAGATCGCCGTTCCGCTATCAAGCAAGCCCAGGGTGCTGGACAGCGTGACTGTCGTTGCGCCAGCGCTCACTGCCCCGTCCAACGCCGCCGTCTGCGCGCCGAGCGTGTAGAGCAGCCATTCTTCCGAAACGCCCGTATGATCAACACCGGGAAACATCAAGTCCGTGATCTCATAGTCGGCCGCCGCGCCGCCATCCTGCGCTGTGCGGATGCGAATGCCGGAGCCGGGCGGACAGAGGTCGTCCGACACGTCAATCGCGCCGCCCGTCCAGATTTCGGTGTACGGGATGCTCACCGCCGCCCCGTCCTGATTCCAGACGATGGTCGCCTTGACGGTCGTGGGTGGCGTGACGCCCGCCCGCTGGAAGATCAAAACCCAATCGGCTGTAGGGTTGAGCGTAAAAGTGCCATTACGCCCGCTGTAAAGACAGTCAAAGGTAGTGCCTTGCGCCGCGCAGATTTTCGCATCGAAGACGACCGCGCCCTGCTGTGCCCCGCCCGTGTAAGCCTGGAAGTCGCTGGCCGAGGCAGCGATGATGACATTCTTACCGCCCGCGTGCGCGGCGCGCACCTGCTCGCCCTGTTCGCCCGCGCTGAAGTATAAATACAAGCCGGCTGAAGATTGCAGATACCAATCACCAGCGGCAAAATCGCCCTGCAACTCGATCCACCATAGCTTAGCCTGATCGTAGCCCGTCAACGGCTTGCAGAACACCTTTTGAATCATCGCGGTACCGCCAGCAATTGGCGTTACCGATGGCACATCATTGCTAATCCACAATGTATTGAGGTTGCCGTCGATGGTGTTGCTGGCTGGCACCGTCACCAGCGTGCCGACGAACTCACCGCTGCCCGCCTCCAGTGCGGCATTGATCAGCGTTGACGAAGCTGTGACGCTGGCGTCGGCCATCAGGTTGATGCGGCCCGCCGTCAGGCGCGGCGCGGTGGATGCTTGCAGCATGGAATCCAGCCCACCGATGGTGCGTGTCCAGGCGCCGCCGTGCTTGTAGTCATCATTCATGCCGCCGCTCGTCACCTGGCCCAGCCACCACAACTCCCAGGTGCCCGAAGCCGGCACGGTTTGCACGCCCGCGACCAGGATGCGCCGTAGACAGAGGATCGCTTGCCCGGGGCCGAAATAGGTAGACGCGTACTGTGTGCCGGCCAGATTGGCGCTGAAGCGTAACGAGTTGCCGGCGCGCTCATACGTCATGCTGCCGGCGTCGTTGACGCGCGCGGTGATGTTTGTCCACGCGGCGGTGGATGGGTCAATCGCGCCGGCGACATACGTGGCGAGGGTCAGCGCGGAGTAGGTCAGCCCGCCGTAAAAGCGCAGCTCAACATCATACTGGCCGGCGGTGCTATTCGCGATTTCGGTCGCTGACAGGCCCATGCTACTCGTCTCGCTTGCGCCACGCGTCAAACAATTCCCAATCTTCACGGCTGACAAAATAGCCCTCGAATGTCTCACGGGCTATTTCGCCATCTGGTCTGATAACGGGCGGAAATGGGTAAAACGCGTCCAGACTCAGGCGCGTAATCTCTCCAACCTTCGCCGTGATGGTTATGCCAGTGATGCCTGGGAACGTTTCTGCGCCCACGCAAACCTGGCATTTTTGGCCTGTCGTTGCCAACGTTATCTTAATCACATCTCCCGTTTTGATCGATTCCATGCCGCCCCCTATGAGGTCGCGCTACATTCCCAAATCTCGATGCGTACATTGCGGTAGATCGTCCGCTCGGCTGACGAGCCGACACTGACGCCCTCAAACTTAGGGCGCTGCAAGGTGCCGGCCCATTTGGTCGCGGTGCCAGTCTGGGGGTCCCAAGCCTCGATACTGATCGCGGCGGTGCGTGCGGTCGCGCTGCCCAGGCGATCGCGCCAAAAGCCCATGCCGGTGTCCGTCATCCAGGGCGCAATGATGATGATGCGCGGCTTGCCCGTCGCTGCGGCTTGCGTGCCGTCAATCGCGACTTCCTGCGCCGGCGGATACTCCAGGTGATAGGTGCCGCCATAGGTCGCGCAGATTGCCGTGTCCGTAATGGCTTCCCAGGAACCGCCATTCTTCCAATTCAACGCCATGTCATCCCCACCTATTGCAGCGCGCCGGCAATCGAGGCCGCCACCATCGCATCAATCGCGGCCTGGAAAGCCGTTGAGCCTTTGGCCTTGTTGATCATGCCCTGTTCAGCGTAGCCCCATACTGTCTCACCGTAGCCGATCATCTTGCCCACAAAGTCCTTACCCACCACCTGCGCTTCAATGGCCGCGGCCAGCGTATTAACGGCCTTCGCGGCTGCCGTGTCTGCCGGCGTTACACCTTTCTCATTGGCTTCCATGCCCAGTAGCATATCGGCCACGTTGGTTTTGCCCTTATTCGCCTGGAGCGCAATGCTAAAAGCCTCAAATGATTTGCGCGCTAGTCCCGCCATGCCAGGCTCAGAGGCCAACTTGTCGACATCGATCGCACCGATGACCTCCGGCGCGAACAAACCCTTTTGCAGATTTTTCACCAGTCCCGCCGCGTCAACTTTGGTGGTCTTGGCGTCTTCTGGTTTCTCAGCCACAGGCTCGCCTTTAGTCGCTTCTTCGAGGGCTAAGTATTGATCCTCGACGGCTTGCAGGTTGTCTTTCAGCAACACCGCGGACGCTGATTGCCGATCCAACCCCGCGACCCCAGCGTCGCCGGATTCTGACGTAACGCCCTTCAGGTATTGCTGTTTGGCAACCAGGCCGTCGATGATTTCTTGATACTTTGCCAGTTCCTCATCGGATGCTTTTTGGTTGAAAAGGCCGCCCAAAATACCCATCCCGGTGGCTGCTTTGCGCCCCTCAAGTTCCTTTTTGGCATTCTCGATTTGCTTGTCAATGCCCTGTAGCTGTTGGGCCGGGTCGTTGCTCGTGCGATTCAACAGGCTTTGCAGATTCTCCAGACCTTCCGTCAGGAACTTGACCGATACGATATACGGTTCTGCGGCAATATCACCCAATGAGTCTTTCAAATCAGCGGTCGCATTCGCCATTTCCTGCGTCGCCGTAACCGGCATGTAATCGCCCAATACCTGCGCCCGATTCGCCGCCGCTTCCATGATGGCTTGCTGCGTCGCCAGCGTCGTAGATAGCGTCTCATCTGCCGCGGTGAGTTCAGCGACGCGATCCTTGACATCAATGATGCTGATGCCGAACGAAGCTAAGCCGCGTGTCTGCCCCGTCGCCAGCATTTTTGTAAATGACTCGATACGCTGTTCCGACGTTTGCGTCGAGTCGCCTAGCAGGATCGCTTGACGCGCCAACTCGCCCGCTTCTTTCGCGGAGTCGGCCAGGCCCAGCGACATGATGCGGATGCTCGTTTCCATCTTGGCGTCGCGCGTCAGCCAGCCGCCTACTGCCTCATCCATCGCCTGAAAATTATTGCGCGCCGCGCCCGCACTGCCTGAAACCGCCTGGAATTTCTGATCGAGCTGGGCGCTTTCCTCACCCATCTGCCCTAGGGTGACAAACGCCTTGCCGACATCCATTGCAAAACCAGCAATGTCCATGACATCGATGACCGGCACAATGCCGCCTAACGCCGAAGCCGCCCCGCGCGCTTGCGTCGAAACATTGCCCAGGCCGCGCTCCAAAGCACCGGCCTCGCGCGTCATGGCGTTGATGTTCTTCGTGTCCAGGACGCTAAGATCACCCTTGCCGCGCAAGTCGTCGATCTTGACGCGCAACTCCTTGAGATGCTCAGTCGCGCTCTGCAAGGCCGCCGACGCGTCATCTTTGGCTTTCAGGTTGATGTTGGTATCTGGCATCTTAGCCCTTGCCTACCGGCTGGAGCATGGCGGTAAAATCTTTGTCGAGTAGAATGTCACTGGCCGCGGCCTCGTCATAATCGCGGTACGTCCAGCCAGCGTGACCGTTGACGAACTTGTACCGCTCAAAAGCCTTCACGGCATCGGAAGGCGCTGTAGTTTGCCAGCCTTGCATCGCAGCGTACAGCGCCTTTAGGCTTCCGGGCCGATTTTCTCGTCGCGTGCCGCTGCCCACATGCGCGTCTTCCACCAGTCCCACTGCTGCACGGTCAGGCCCAGCACGTCAACGCGCCAGTCCACAACCTCGCCTTCCGCCGTCGTGAAGTGGGCATCGGTGGTATACAGCAGCATGAATTTGTGAGCTTCAGACAGTCCGCTATCCAGGATCAGCAGCTCGCGCATCGGCCGCGTCGCCACCCCGGTGATCTCTACCCAATCCTTACCGTTGTCATAGCGCATCGCTCCCCCTTATGCCGGCGAATCCCAAGTGCCAACCCCGTTGCCCTCGAAGGTCAAAACCACAGACGCCAGGCCATCATACGGGATCGTCGTCACGCGCTGCGTCAACTCCAGTGTGGCGTGCGCCCACTCGTTCGCGTTCGTCGTCGCCGGCTGCATGGCAAACGTCGTGACCGCCGCCGTGTTGAACGGAATCTTGCTGCATTTGTTATCGCCGTAGCTGGCGCTGGAATCCCAACAGGTCACGGTCAGGCTCACCGTGCCCGCACCCTTGACGCCGAGCGGATCGGGAATGTAGGTGTAGACGGACAGGCCGGCAGCGGTGGTCTCTTTGCCTTCCGGCTCCGGCCCACCTTTCTGGGTGAGTTTGACATCCGTGATGCCTTCCAGGGTATAGGTGCTATGCACAACGGTGTAGGTCGTGCCGACGAATGCTGTCTGTGCCATGTGTTACGCTCCTCAGCTTGCCGACCAGACGCCGGTGGAAGCCGCCAAGACAAAGGTGGCGCTGAACGGTTGCACGTCCGCAAACGCCGCGCCGACATCCATGCCATTGTAATACGCCGCCGTCAGGGTAAACTTGTCCTTGCCGGTTGCCTTCTGAACGATGACGGTTCCCGTGCCGTTTATGGCGCTCGCCAACAGGCCGGTGTCCTGATGATCGGTCACTGACAGGAAGCCGTCAACCTTGACCGACGCCGAGGGCGATCCCTTGCCGCCGAGCGGATCGTCCATGAACGCATAGGCGGCATCGCCCGCCTTCGTCTTGTCGAGTTGGCCCGTCAGCGGCCTGCCCTTTTCGGTGATGACGATCTTACGCCAGCCGGTCGGGACCGAGGCCCCGCCATAGGTGATCGTCGTCGCCCCGCTCTTGCCGGTGTATTCTGTGTATGCCATACGTCCTCCGTGTTATGTAATGCTGCCTGCTGTCGTCACGTCAAGCGCGAACATCCAGCCGAACTCTTGCTGGCCGCCCCATTCCAGCCCGCCGAAGGTGTAGCCGATACGGTCGATGTTGAGCACCGTGCCGGCCAGCGTGGGGGCGGTGAGCAGCGCCTTAGCCACCGCGTCGCCCAGGCCGATGACCCGCGCGTAGTCCGTGCGCAGATGCCGGCGCGGCGTCAGAATGATCAGATGCAGCGTGTGCTCGGCCAAGCCCCGCCCGCCAGCATCCGCCAGCACGAAGCGCCCCGAACCTGGGTAGCAAAAGCCCATCACATCCGCCGTCGCCGTCTGCTCGGCTGGCACATCCGGGGCCATGCGAATGCCGGTGACTGCCCCAACCACATCTTGCACCGCTTGACAGATCGCGTCCAGAGTGGGTATTGTCACGGTGTCACCCCCTTCCAGGCATCCTCGACTGCCTCATCCGCCATCTGGGTGATGCGATCCTGCACCGCCTCATACGTCGGCCGGATGAACGGCCGCGGCGAGATACCCCCCTGCTCGAAGATCGCCCGCGCCACCAGAAATGCTTGCGGTTTCGCCAGCCCCGTTTGGCGCATGATGCCCGTCACGGATGGAAACGGCAAGGGCACTTTGTGTTGGAAGCCGCCGCCGCGGCCCTGGCTGCCTGTGCCGCCCTCGAGCAAATGTGCCAACCCCGATTTGACGTAGATGCGCACCCAGTGCGGCGGCTTGTAGCCATCTGTCATTATGCGCACTTTACTCTTCAGGCGGGACGGCGCATTCGATTTTAGCGTGTCCTTGACATGCTCTGTCGCGCGCGCGTACCATAGGATCAGCGCGACCTCAACCACTTTGGGGTCGAGCACCTTTGCCACGTCATCCAGCCCATCGGCGTCAATGATGATCTCCATCAGCCCACCAGCAATTGTCGATAGATTTCCAGCAGTTTTTCAAAATCGCTGTCCCAACGCCCGACGCGCATAAAGCCTAAATCAGCGTTGCCCGACATGCCGAGCGGAGAGTCCTTGCGCTTGAATAGCCAGGCTGCACGCAGGATGCAGGCCCGCTTAATCGGCTCCGGTACGCTGGGCCACCCCCAGGTGCCCGTGAGTTTCACACCGTTTAAGTACTCGACCGGGAACCTATAACGTCCGTTCGGCGCCACCTGCACTTTCATATACGGCTTCAGGTCTGCGGACGCGTTGGCTGGCCACAAATCGTAATCCGTCGCAGCCCAGGCCGTTTCATAGATGCGATCGCCATCATTGTCGGTCGCTACCGCGGTCAGCGTCACGCAGTCATCAATCCACAGCTCGCGGGTTCGCCGAGCCTTGTAATAACGGACGGTCCCCGCCGCCGACTGATAAAAATGTCGGCCGACATGGTTGTCAATCTCCAAACTAGCCTCAGCCAGCACGGTCGCCAGCAGTGTGTCATCGACCGTATCGCTGATTCCGATCCAGGTTTTCAACTCCGCGACCGTCGCGTAAGTTGAGCTGGGGCTGGTGATCGTTGTGCCGGCCCCGGTCCAGTCGCTCATGGAATCACCTCGCTGTCATAGATCCGCCCGGCCCCGTCGAAGTCGAAGGTCACGCCGGCCTTCGACGGGAAGATGTAGACCGCCGTCCCGCTCGGCAGATCATGCGCAAACGTCACCACCCCGAGGCTGTTGGATGTGCCGGCCGCCACGTTGACCAGGCCCGCCGTGTCGGTGCAGAGCCGGCAATACACCCCCGCCGCCGGCAGACCGTCGACCGTCACAGTGTAGGTCTTGCTGCTGCCTCCCACCGCCCCGCCGACATGAGCGACCAGGTTCTGCTGGGCGCAGCCGGCGGCCGTGATCCGCAGCGCCAGCGGCCCTGCTGTCGCGCATTCGCCGGCCGTCGCCGTGTAGCGATACCAGCCGTTGCCCAGTTCGGCCTTCGTGCCCGCGCTCGCGCCGAACGCCCCACCGTTCGCCGAGAGCGTGACCGTGAACGCGTTGCCGAGACCAGGCACCTCAACCCCGCTGGTATCGATCAGCACGAACGGAATTGCATTGGCGACGTTTTGCGTGAGGTCGTACATTAGCTCATCTCGATGTCGAGCGCACCGATGGCGAACGAACAGGTATCACCCGTGCCAACCGCCTGATCAGCAATGGCGTTGTCGTAAAATAGCACGTTGCCCGCGTCCTCGGTTGTCGAATCCATAATCGCTACGGAGGTGATCGTACCCCAGGAAGCCGTTGCCGTTGGGAAGGTGACCGCGTGCGTGTTATCCACGACGCCGGAGGCCGCCAGGTCCCAGGTGGGCGACGAGCCGCCATTGATATTCACCTGCACCCGCGCGTATGCCGTGCCCGAAGTGGAGACCTCATCCATTGCCGAGCCATCATCGGTATCCTCGATAGCCGACGTGGCGAACGCCACCCAGGTGGCGGGTTTAGCGTAGGCGGTGTTTTTGAACATCAATTCCAGCAACTTGTGCGCCAGATAGGTGCTGAGCTCGCCTGCGCTGAACGAAATCACGACTTCGCCGCTGGCTACGGATGGCGTGTTACCGTTGGCGATGACCTTCTGCTCGACAAACACGCCATGGGCCAGCATGTTTCCTGCGCCATGCGTGCCGCTGTCCACGATGGCCCAGTGCGACACCTGCGCGCCCCAGGAACCGGAGGCTACATCAAAAGTCACCGCGCCGTCCTGAGCGATTGCCCGATCCGCCGCCGCCGCAAAAGCGATCGCTTTGCGGGTGTAGCCGTTGGCCGAGGCACATTCGCTCATGCTGGCCCCCGTGCCCGCATCCGTGGGATCGGCAGTAGCCAGGGCCAGATAGACCGTCGCCACGGGCGAGTAAGCCGCGTTGAAGACGTGATCCAACAGCTCGAGCTCACTGAAATCTGATAAACTACCCATGTCTCACCTCATCGCTTTGAACATGCCGCGGAACATGCCGCGGAACAGTACCGCAAGCAACACGCCTGTCAGCAGTGTCGCGTTTGTCGTCGCCGAGACCGCCGTCAACGTGGCGCTCAAACTGCGATCTACCGGCAGCAGCGCCGTTGACGTGGCGCTCGCGCTGCTCAGCACGGCCGCCAGCGCGCGCAGCACCACCAGATCGGCGGGATCGGTTGCGCTCGCGCTGCTCAGTGCCGCCACCAGCTCACGCAGCACCGCCAGGGCGGCGGGGTCCGTACCGCTGGCCGCCGTCAACGTGGCGACCAAACTCCGAGCCACCGCCAGATCAGCCACGGCCGTGTCGGAGACCGCCGTCAGCGCCGCCGCCAGCGCGATCAGATTCATCACGTCCAGCGCCGGCAGGCTGGTCGAGCTTGTGCTGGTCAGCGTGGCGATCAGCTCGCGCAGCACGGCCAGATCGACGGGATCCGTACCGCTGGCCGCCGTCAGCGTCGCGACCAAACTCCGAGCCACCGCGATATCCACCGCCGCCGTGTCGGAGACCGCCGTCAGGACTGCCACGAGTTGCACCAGGGTCGCGATGCTCAGCGTCGGCAGGCTGGTTGTGCTCGCGCCGGTCAGCGTGGCGATCAGACTGCGGGCGACCGCCAGGTCCACTGCTGCGGTGTCAGAAGCCCCGGTCAGCACCGCCACCAGGCTGCGGGCGACCGCCAGGTCCACTGCTGCGGTGTCAGAAGCCCCGGTCAGCACCGCCACCAGGCTGCGGGCGATAGCCAGGTCAGCCGCTGCGGTGTCTGAAGCCCCGGTCAACACCGCCGCCAGGCTGCGGGCGATCAACACATTCGCCGCCGCCGTGCTGCTCGCGCCGGTCAGCGTGGCGACCAGGCTGCGGGCGATCAACACATCCGCCGCCGCCGTGCTGCTCGCGCCGGTCAGCGTGGCAGCCAGGCTGCGGGCGATCAACACATCCGCCGCCGCCGTGCTGCTCGCGCCGGTCAACACCGCCGCCAGGCTGCGGGCGATAGCCAGGTCAGCCGCCGCCGTGCTGCTCGCGCCGGTCAGCGTGGCGACCAGGCTGCGGGCGATCAACACATCCGCCGCTGTCGTGCTGCTCGCGCCGGTCAGCGTGGCAGCCAGACTGCGGGCGATCAACACATCCGCTGCCGCCGTGCTGCTCGCCGCCGTCAACGTGGCGGAGAAACTGTACTCCGTACCGGCCACGACGTATTGCGTAACGCGTACCGGAGCCCCCCAACTTACCGGAGGGCCATCCTCATCAGCCAGCGTTCCGCCCGCCGTCCAATCGTAGCCGAGACCGCCATAGTCCCGCAGCCGCTCCGCCGCCCCCGGCAGCAGCGGCGTCCAACTGTAGAGATTCAACAGCCGCCGCGGGCTGATGACATACATCTCCTGTTGGATTTCTGCCGCCGTCAGCGCCGCCGACCAGATTTTGACGTAGGCCGCGCAGCCGTTCAGCCACTCGTCGCCAGCGTCATTGCCAATATAGAGTCCCGTGGGTGTAAACGTCCACTGTGCCGCCGTTATATCAAGTGCACCGTTTAGATAGCCTAGAAAATTCGTCGCGTCGCCAACCAGAGCCAGATGATACCAGGTCCCAACAACCAAGACCGCCCCATCGTTATTGCCGTTTGTGTAGATTTTGGTGGTTGTGCCATCCGACTTGGTTTGATAGATGGCGCCTGACGCATCCCCTGCATCTAAGCCAATAAATGCCGAGTAGTCATTGCGATCAGTCGTGATCTTGAACCAGCCCATCGCCGTGAACGCCGTACGCGACGGCAGGCTCGCGGTACGCGAGAGTCCGTCCCCCGTGGCGTCAAACCGAACAGCCATCAGACAGCATCCTTGATTTCGACCGCCAGCACGTAGCAGTCCCCCGTCGCTGTGTCGGCCGCGTTATCCACCGCCCGCGTCACGCTGATGCGCAGCAGGTCCCCGGCCGCCGCGCTGTCCAGATTGCTCAGCGCGATGGTGATTTGATCCATGTAGCCCGCTGTCCCAGGCACGGCAGCATCCGTGCCGGTGTTGGTCGTGTCGTAGCCAGTCGCCGTGTCCAGGTCCAGCGCATCCGCCGATGTAACCGCCTCCAGGGTCACCGAGAACGCCACCCCGCCCGAAGTCGCCGAGGACATGCAGTAGGAGATCACGGCGTTGACCGTGCCCGTCCACCCCTGCGGCACAACGGCCGTCCACATGGCGGTTTCCGCCGTCGCCCCGTCGTAGGCGAGGACGAATCGCCGCTCAGTGCTGTGTATCGTCAGCAGTTGCGGGAAGTTGGTCGATGGGAATTCAGCCGCCTGCGGCGTCAAGATCAACCGGGTATTAGTCATACCGCTCACCCATTCACCTTCGAACTCCGTGCCCGCCGCGCCGTAGAGCACGCCGTCCTTGACATCCGCCTCAGCCGGAATCGCGAATGTGCCGACCAGGGTCGTGCGATTGTAGGTCACGGAATTGATGACGGCAGTCACGGCCGGATAGTCGTTGCTCATGCTCACGTCGTTGCCGTCCGCGTCCTTGACGACGATCACGTTGTAATCGGCGTCCAACGCCATCTTGCAAAAGCCGCCGATGGCGCTATTGCCGTCGGCCTGCGAGCCGATGCGCTTATAGGTGGTCGTGCCTCCGGTCAACCTGCCATAAATGCCAAAAGAATCCAAGACGCTACCGGCAACCGCCATGTCACACGTCGCCGTGCCCGTGGAATAATTCATAATGCCATACGCACCCGCGTCACTACCGCCCGTGGCCGTCCCTGAAATATTGATAGTGCCAGTACTGGCATTGTAAATGCCGCAGGACGTGCTGCCCGCGCCGCCCGTCGCGTTGCCCGTCAACGTAACTGTACCACCAGCAGTATTGTAGATTGCATTGGCGGCTGTTCCCGCACCGCCGATTACATCAGCAGTTATATTGAGCGCGCCAGTCGAAATATTGTTGACAACATAATCGCTGGAGCCAGCGCCTCCGGTGATGCTGGTCGCCGTAATGTTGAGCGTGCCGGTAGAAACATTGCGAACTACCAGCGCGTTCGCGCCAACTTGCGCACCCAAGCCCGTAAGCGTCAACGTGCCAGCCGCGGCGTTAACTACGGCGTGCACGTTAGTAGTCGCTGACGGCACAATCGCGCCGTTCAGCGTCACGGTGCCAGTGGTATGGGTACAACGAAAACCGCCGTTAGTGGTATAGCTGCTCGCCATCGTAAAGTCGGCGTTGACCGTGATGCCGCCGCTGGTGACTTCAAAATGGCCGCTTGAGGTAGCTTCGAGGCGCGTGCAGGTGATGTTGCCGTCAATCGTAACAGTGTACGCGCCGGTCTGCGCGACGTCGTCCGGGCCGGGCACAACGTCGCCCGTCCAGGTGCCGGTTGCGGAGAAATTCCCCGACGAGTCAGCGACGATAGTAGCGATAAGACAACTCCCTAGCCGGGGGCTGGCGGCCCACACCCACCCCCGGCATGAAAAGGAGGGACCCGGTGGGCGTCCGTCCCCGACCGGCTATTCAGTACGTGGCACGTTACCCGCGCCCAGCGTCATCGTCCCGGCTGCCAGCCGCCAAGAGCAGCAGCAGCCAGCAAAACAGCAACAGTCCAACGACGCCAGTGATAATGAGCATCTACCCCTCGTAGGTATGCAGGCCGAAATAGAAATCCAGCGTGCCGGTGTTCGTGCCGAGCGCCAGACAGCGCGCCCAGGCCAACGTCCCAGCAGCCTGCCGCCGCGTGTTCAACGGAATTTCGACGCGATCTGAGTTGATCGCGTTGACCCGCAGAACCAGCTCGGTGTACGCACCAGCCGTCACCGCGTCATTCGCCACCGGACCGAAGGCCAATTGAATGAAGTAGGGTGCAGTCTCCTGCACGTCGGTGACGAACATTTTGTGCAGGTCGTATTTCTCGGTCGTGTCATCGGTCCCCAGGATTTGCACCCACGACCCGAAAACCAGGTTGCCGCCATCGACCTGAAACGCGACGATGGCCTGCCCGACGCGATCCGCTTTGTGCGTCGCCGACGGCGTGCCCGCGACCCCAAACCATTTCTCGTAACTGTGGAGGTGGCGCTCAATCTCAGCGACGCGATAGGCCAGACTGTTGTTGGCGTCCACCGCCAACCCCCCAGTCGCCGCGCCGGTGATCTTGCCGATTGTGGTCGCCAGCGAAACATTGGCCGGATCGCCCAGGATGCCCGCCAGCGTCGCCGTGCCGCCCGTATTCGCCAGCGTTCCGATCTGGCTGGCCTGGATGTAGCGGATCACCTCCGCCAGGCTCACATTGTTGGCCGCCGCCGCCGCCGCCGGGAAGGTCGCGATGCCAGTCGTTCCGTACAAGGCATCTGCGATAGCTGTTACGGGATCGGCCATCTCCGGCATCAGCCCGATGTAGATGATGCAGGTCCCCGTTTTGGCCGCGCCGGCTGCGGTTACATTGCATGTCAGCACATCCCCAACTACCGACCCCATACTGGCGGTGCGCCACTCCGTATTGGCTTCGTCCCGGTTCAGCAGTTGCCCATTGGCGATGTCTATGCCATCCGCGTCCGTGATCGTGATGTCATAATCATCGGTGGGCGCGTTCGGCGCGCCACCGGGCACAGTAACGGCGCGCAACAGGACGCCGTTGTAGGGATAGGTCGTCACCCCTGACGCCGTGCCTTCATCGGCGCCCGTCCCTGCCGTCCATGCAAACGTGATCTTGTGGACGTTCGCCAGCCGTTCCTCAGTCGCCGTTACCGTGCCTGCTGCCATGTCAACACCT